AAAACTTAACACGATGCCGTTGAATCCTAAAGCAAAAACCTTTACTCCTAAAGCAAAAACTCCTACCCCTAAAGCAAAAACCCCTACCCCTAAAGCAAAAACTCCTACCCCTAAAGCAAAAACCCCTACTCCTAAAGCAAAAACCCCTACTCCTAAAGCAAAAACTCGTACTACCATAAAAAAATGTGGTTCACCTAGTCTCCCGCGCTGTAAAAAAGGTACTCGTTGTAATAAAAAAACAGGAAACTGTGAACCTACCGGAAAAAAACTAACCATTAAACCCACCAAAAAAAAAACGGTTGCTCTAACAGTACCTAACGATAGTTTAAATATTATGCAATATCAAGAAGAAGAGTTAAAAGAACTTGGATTAAAAAAAAACGACTTCTATGAGGATGTCTGCCTTGTATTAAAAAATATACGCAAAAAACTAAATATACCAGGTAAAGAAAATGAAAATGAATGGTCGCGTAAAAAACTAATAAAATTGCATTCATTAATACCCCATACTCGCGACAAAAGCGGAAAATTAATTAAAGGAGAAAACGTTAATCAAGAACAATATTTAGGTGATAAAGAAATTAAATTTATAAATATCTTAGGCAAGGGTGGATATGGTAGAATTCATGGAGGAACCTACGGTGGTAGACCATGTGCTATCAAAGAATCTCTTGAACCTATGAATGATAATAACGATATAGAGGAATATTATAGTGAAATTATAAAACAAAACGAATTGTTTTGCCAGGTGCATCGTAGTAAATTAAGTGAACCAAAATACGCTAAGATACCAAAACCTTTATTTGTTGCAAATATGGATAAAACTCCACTACTTGGCATGGAACCCTTAGACGATTCTTTATATAATTTTATTAAGCTTGCCGCACGGATAAATCAAGGTCAATTGGGAGATAGACGAATGGATACCTTTACATTTAAGCTAAAGATGACAAAAGTCCTTACGGACATGTTTGAATGTATATGTAATACCCTTATTTATCTTCAAGAAAAATATGATTTTTATCACCGAGATATGCACTGTGGAAACATTATGTATCGTAAAATCGGAGAAACCTACAAATGGTATCTTATTGATTTTGGGTTTTCAACCTTTAAATTACATAATTATAGATTTAGTGAAAAGGGTGCTGGACCTTATGGTTCATATAATGAAGAAAAGGCTCAACAAGGAAAATCCCATAAAGGCCGCGTTGGACATGACCTGCGATTAACATTATTATTTATGTTTCAACTTGTGGAAGACCAACTTGATAAAATGATAATACCTGAGGCATTCAATATTTTATTGAATATATATTTACAGATAAAGTACGATATAATGTCTAAGGGGTTGGCTTCAAAAAAGAACTTTTGGCATAACGGTTATAATGATGCGTTCAATAAACTCGTCACTACCGAAACTGAACCTAAAAACTTTCTTAAAGACACTATACCTAAATTACGTTTAGCTATTACAAATTATAAATCAGCACAGAAAATAACAACAAAAACAAAAACAAAATCACCCACTAAGACTAAAAAGGAATATGTATATGTTCAACGTAATAAATCCTTAAAAAGACCTACACTAGGTGGTACCCGACTTAATGATGAAGCACTTATAATAAATCATATGATGAATATAGTGAATGGTTATATCATTTTAATAAACAGCACCTCCACAACACAAACACCAAATGGTCAGTCAGTCAGTGTCCGTAAAAAAATATTAGATAATGCTTTTAACAAAATTAAACAAGAAGAAGGCGAAAATTTTATTCATACGATTAAAATTACATTTCCATCTGCAGAAAACCAAGTCCATGAGATTCCTGTAGATGTTGAAAATTTATTTACAGTTTTTCCATTAGACCCACAACACGACCCATTAGAAATAGAAGAATCTGAAAATGTTATAACAAAATTAACTAATCTAAGAACTGGACTACAACAAGGCAACATACCTATAGAAAAATTTAATAATTCTCTTCAGTCCGCTTTAACAAGAGATGGTCTTGGTCTTCCCTATTTAGGAAGTAGTGTATTCCATCTAGCGAATGATGATAATGATAAGAGCTGGGCAGGGGTATTTTTATTAAAAATAATTAGTCATATTGGATCATTAACTTCACAAGCAGGTTGAACAAAATAATATTTAAATAAGTATAAACTTAAATACTTATTTAAAATGAATATATATGGCAAAAAATATAATTATGGGAATATATGATTACGGTAATGCACCTATTAAGAGTTATAAAGGAGGTATATATGCATTTATGAAAAGCTTACGACAACATAATAGTAATTGTGAGGTAGTAATTATATGTGATAAAAAAAATCAATCTCCTAGATTAATGACATTATTAAAAAAATACAACGCATATACTTATAACTATAATCTTGATAATATAGAACATGAATGTCAACCAGGTTCTAGAGATTTTAAATTGTATTGTAGATTTAAATTTATATCTGACTTTTTAGAAAACAAATTCTACGATAATATCTTACTATGCGACATGAATGATATAGTATTTCAAGACGACCCATTTTCTATACAATATGATACTGAAATATATTGCTCTTGTGAATTACATCATTTTGGAGGTAATAATTTAGGAAGACCTGATAGACATACAAAAATGAATGTTGATTGGATGATTCCCTATTATAATGAAGAATATGAGACAATTAGAGAAAAATTTTTAAACAAATTTATTGTTTGTGCAGGAACCATTCTTGGTACCCAGGCAGGTGTTCAAAAATTTTTGGATTGGTATATTGATGCTCAAATACCTCATAATTATAAATTAAATGATCAAGGTCTTTACAATATTTATATTCATCATTTCTGTGAATCAAAACATTTGGAATATTACAGGAGTTCTAGATTTCTACCAATCGATCATCATAAACTTGAAAAATATGGAAAAGATGAAGAAGGTTTTGTTCTTAACGACAAAGGAGAAAGATATGTTTTAATTCATATGTATGGAGCATTCGGCTACGGATACAAAGAAGGTATAGAATACATTAAACATTTAACTTGTGAAAAATATTCTAAAGAATAAAACATATAAATATAAAAAAAAATAAAATACAATGACATCTGAATTGAAAGTTGACCCTCTTCTTTTAGCTAGAACTCACGAAAAATACCCTCCTTTCTTAAAATGTTGTTTGGAAACCTATTTTGTTAAACGATTCTTAGAAGAAAAAAAATATCTTGAATACAAACATATATATTACTTACCAGTACATTGGACCATACTATCTAACAAATGTTACATGTATCATTTAGACCAACCACATGCTCAAGCAGTTAAAAAAATGTTTGCCGAATTACCGCATAAAAAAAAGTACTACATCATTTGTCAATATGCAAATGGTATTAAATTTCCTTACCCTAAACATCTTAACTTCGAAATACACGGAGGACACGCCGCAAACGTACCCTTGCCTCTTATATACGATGACGGCGGATTTTTAGAAGACCAACCAAAAATTCCCTTCAAAGATAAAAAATGGCTATGCTCTTTTGTTGGCGCTGACCAAGAAAGAGGCCATAGAAAAGATATATGTGATTATATGAATAGCTATGATGATGTCACCATACATATACATAAATGGACTGGTAATATTAAAAAACCGATGCAACAAAATTTTATAGACATTACATCTAATAGCAAGTTTTGCTTAGCTCCACGTGGGTGGGGTAAATCTAGTTTTAGATTCTTTGAAGCATGGAAATTAGGCGCTATTCCTGTTTATATATGGACCGAAGAAATATGGCTACCTTATAAAGATATTATAGATTACAGTAAAATTAGCATTATAGTTCATCTTAATGACGTTGATAAAATACACGATATGCTTCTTCAAATAGATGAGAAAAAATATAATAAAATGTTTGAAGAATATGAAAAAATAAAACATCTTTTCACACTTGAAGGATTTTATGACTATTTCTGTGATTTAATGAAGAAACAAGATGATAAATATGAAAAAGAGTTAAAAAAATAGTATATTTATATATAAATGTCTTTGCGGTGTAAAATTAAAAACGGATTTCATATTACATCAACCCAGTACTGTGTTGCTCATGTAGCTCCTTATATGATTCTAGGTGGAATTTCAGCATTAACCATAAGCGTACCAATTAATGACATATATTGCCGTAATATTCTAAAACCACAACAGTATCAATTAAAAAAGTTATTAAATTCTAAATATTGTATATATTATAATGCTAAATACACAAAATTATTTATTAGTAGTATTACTATTCTTGGATTACTAGGTGGAAGATTATATGCTTATAATAATAAACCTTTAATTTCATTTATATGTGCTTATTAAAAAAATAGTTTATTTATAATCTCTTAATGCGATTATTAGCATCTTTCATTGCATTTCTCAATACATTTTGATATTTGCGTTGTAGAAAATGTATTCCCCCGCAACCCAATACCGTAATCCCAGTGCATACTCCACCTAGCTGATTACTTTTACCCCATGTATACATAATAATTTGCATAGCAATCCCATGTAAAGAAACGGAAAATACAATTATAGGCAACCGTAAAAATTTATAATGTTTTACAATAAAATGAATGAAAGAACGATCATCGTAAAGTTGGCGAATTGTATTTTCATGAAGAACACATATTAGCACCGTAATAAGACAACCCATTAATCCGATTACACCAGGAATAGCACTTGGTAAAAAACGATTCTCTACAATTAAAATACCAGTCGATACTCCACACGATAATACAGCCACTATACTTATCGTATTGCATGTCGAACTTAGGTGAGTAGATGTAGCATCACTACCACGTTCCACAAAAGATGCTGCCCATAATCCTGGTAAATCAAGTTCAAGTAAAGATAAATCATTATCTTTGAGTTCTTGTTCTAATAATACTCTTCTTTCCATGCTATTATTTATATTTATAAAATTAATAATATAATAAACCTTATATTATTAATAGAATTAAGCTTTCTTGTATACTACAAGCTTAGGATTCTTCTTAGTTCCTACCTTTTTCTTGTAAGTTTTACCCTTGTATACAAATGATTCGGCATTTTTCTTTTTAGCATCGACCAATAACTTGAAAAATTCATTCATTTTCTTTCCCTTTCTGGTTCCCTTATTTGCTTTTGTCTTACTTTTTTTAGAGGTTTTTCCCTTTTTACCACCATTCATGGGTTCATCCTCGGGTTTTTCTACATCGTTTATTCCGGGTGAATGACCAACCGGATCATCGGCACCACCTTTCTTTGAACGTCTTCGACTTTGCTTTCTTGGTCTTCTTGCCATATACAATATAAAAATATTTTATTTTTGTTGATGTTCTCGCCACGGTTGTGCCAATCTTTCTTTTCCCCTATTGCTAAATAAACGAACTAGTCTTTTTGAAAATGTTTTATATATATCTTTATTTATATTAGATGCATTAAATTTATCACGAGGTTCAATTATAGAATTTATATATTCCGTTAAAAAAGCTCTTCTCTCTAAATCAGTATTATTCGGATAAGCACCGTGCCATACATTTCCTAACGCTAAAATTACATCACCTGGTTCTGTATCTAATGCTATTGCTTCTTTAGGAATTATACCACGCCTTAAATTTCCATGGTGAGGTAAATTGGGTCTTTTTCTATTCTTGTGTGTATAAGGTAAAGCAAATAATCCTCCATTTTCTTTACTAAAACCATCTACACAAAATATTGCTTGAATTACTACTGGTGCCTCATGATGAGGTAAAGCAGCTCCTGGTCGTTGTTCAAATGGCGAATCTTGATGAGGTCCAAATATACTAGTGTGTGGTGCAGGTCTAGATGTTGTAAATGCGCAATTATCTATTGAACAATCCCATCCTAATAAACTTTCTACTATTAATCCTATTATATTATTATTCATTAATTTACAGTATACTGGATGTTGATTTACTATAGCATCTTTCCAATTTCGAGGGTCTGCACCATCATGTCTATTATGATTTTTCTTATTATATTTACCATCAAAATTAGATATTATAGTATTTAACTCATCTATAAATATTTTTCTTAATACTAAATATCCAGGACCACTTGTTAATGAGAGTTTACATTTTTCTAAAAAATCTATTTTATCCGTTCGTACTGGATATAACGATGGATTATCAGCACTACCTACTAGAGCTTCATAAACATTGTACGAATAACGAGGTAAATATTCTATGCGATGCTTTCTGTAAAGACGATCATCATATAATCTTAAATTTTTATGCAATGATTCTATATTTAAAACATCATCTTGCTCTAATATTATATTTTCCAATCTTCCATATTCGTCCCAATGTTCTGGATTAGATGTCCCTGGTATAGGTATTATACCTTGGTCTATTAACCATTTTACCACTACTGCAGCACAAGATATATTATGTTTTTTAGATATATCTATTAACTTCTCTTCTTTAAATAATTTTAAATGATTATCCTTCCAACCAAACGAAAAAGGAGATGAAGCCATAACTTTTATATTATTCTCTAAACAAAATTGACTTATTACATGATTTGTCTGATAAGGATTTATTTCTAATTGATTTATATAAGGTTGTATAGTACAAATATTTAATAACTTATGTAATTCTATTAGTCCAAAATTTGACACTCCAATGTATCTTACTAATTTTTTATAAACCAGCTGTTCCATTTGAGGCCATATTTCTTCTATAATAAATTCATCTGTTATGTTATCTTTGTCTTCATTTAATGGCCAATGTATTAACAAAGCATCTAAATACTTAACATTTAATTGATTTAAAGCTTTTTTACAATTATTTTCTATTAAACAGTCCCAATTTTCATAGTCAAATTTTCTAACCTTACCTAATTCATTTACCCATAATTTGGAAACTATAAATACACTTTCTCTATCGAATTCTTTTTTTATAGTTAAATCTTTAATTACCGGACCAACTATATTTCTTTGAGTTGGATATAAATTACCACAATCTATAAGTTTAACTTTATTTTTAAAAGCATGTTTCATCATAGCATGATTAAAAGCTTTCGTACCAGTACCTAATCCATACGTAATGCTGTTTAAATCCATTCTTATAATTTAAATTACACACGTTATTTTAAATTATATTTTATAATTAAATATTATATTATTTTAAATGATAGAAACTTTTTTAAATAGATTACCAGAAGAAATTTACGTTAAAATATATAAATATATAAATCCTATATCTAAATCTTATACTGTTTATAAAAGATACTGGTGTTATAAATGTGGAAAATACATAGATGAAGACTACTCGGCGGTTGAAGAACGTGCTATTAATAATACAACTGCTACATTATATCAAAGATATATTCATAGACCATTTTCTCAGGAGACGCGCCTTTATTGTTTACCTTGTTTTAACTTAAAAAATAATTATTAACTATATGTATAATTAATGTTTATGCGTAGAATCATGAAACCATTCATGCATTCACGGAGAACTTTGTATACAACTCCGAAAATAGACAATAAATATCACGAATATATACAATTTGCTATTTCAGGTACAAATTGTCTACTTATAGTATCTATGTTAGGATATTTAGAGCAATACAAAGAAAAAATTAAACTTATTGATGAATGTAATGAAAAAATAAATTCTATATATTTCCATTGTATGAGTGTAGATAGGGTCATTAAAGATATAGAACAAAAACCTAATATTCCTCACGTTGAAAATAACTCTAATTTTAGTGTTAACACCATTGAAAACAGCTCTAAAATTCCTCCTATTCCTATGTTTATCCATGATGATAATGATAGTTAGTTAATGTCTAAAACAAGCTTTTTATATTTATCTTTTAAATTTGTATCTTCTATATCTGGATAATCTGCTATCAATGCATTTTCAAGTATATTTTCTTCATGTGTGTTTGTATATAACGTACACGAATCTTCAAAACATTTTTCTTTTGCATGCTCTTCAGATACAATGCGATAATGATTACACAACATGTAAGCATCTTTTATTTTCTTTTCCGTTAAACCTTTGTAAATAGTACCTCGCCATGGTTCTACACCATCTGGTTCCATAGCTACACTACTTACAACAATTTCATTATCTGAAACACATTTACATGGATAATGGCAATGCATTTGTCTATAATGACTTGCTCTCCAGATGCATTTAATTTCTACTATATCTTTTCGACAACCAAATTTTTTTGTTGGTTTGGGTGGACGATGACTTTTATCTTGACTCCATCGCCACGTTGTTTCTAGAATGACATCTTTTGGATTTTCTACTCTTTTATTTCTAGTAAATAAAAGCCACGGTATTTTTACACAAGATACATATTTAAACGTTGTTTCCATTTCTTCACGTATTGTTTTACTTGGATCACGAACCGTATTAATAAATTCATCGCTATCTACCGTTATTACCCAACGTGTTTTTTTTCTAAGTTCCCGTGTCAAGCAGTGTTCCACTGAACTCCATTCGGGTAATCGTTTTTTTACTGGTTGTATTTCTACTTTATCATGATTTAAGACCCAATCTTCAAAAGGTATTGTAGAGTTGTCATTTAATAAAAATATTCTATCAACACCTTGACTTAAATAATAAGGAATAAATGAACGTAACATCATATTTTCATTTCTAACTCGTGTAACTACAATCATGAAATATTCATAGCTTTCTTCATCCGCAGACATTATAAATTAATATATATTATTATTTAATATAATTATAAAGATAATTATATTATTTATTTTAAATATATGCCTGTTGAATTTATTAAAAATAAAAAAAAATTACCAGTAGTTTATGCAGAGAAAATAAATGGACAATTAATATTAGGTGAAATTGGGCCTGGCTTTGAAAATAGAAACAGTTCTATTTTAACTTTAATAAAACTAACGGATGAAAAATATAATTTACCTGATTTTAAAATAATGTACGTTCATACCGGAGACCATGAACATTCGGAATTTATTGGTTGCTATTATTTTTGTTATGGAGGAAAAAAAAAAGAATGTTTCCCCGATTTTAATTTCTTTAACTGGAAAAACGTAGGTGTATTTGATTATAAAGAAACTGTTAATGAAATTAGAAATAATATAGATTTAAGTAAATATGAAGAAATGAAAGTAGGTTGGATAGGAGCACTTAACGGTGGATGGCACAAGCGACGCGTCTTATATAGATTAGGACAAGAAAATCCTGATATTCTTGATATCATAAATATTGGAGGATGGGACCAAAAAAAAGATATGCCTCATTTAATACCTAGTTCTTGTAAATATCATAGCTACGTTGATTTAGGTCAAAAATACACTATCCTTTTAGACATCGAGGGAGGAGGATATAGCGGAAGATTAAAATACTTATTTCATACAGGAAGACCCGTAATCGTTGTCGATAGAGTACCAAAAGAATTTTTTTATCCTTTCATGAAACCATGGGAACACTATATACCCGTGAAAAATGACCTTAGCGACCTACTGGAAAAAACAAGATGGATTATTAATAATTATAGCGAAGCTTATGAAATTGGTTTAAATGGAAAAGATTTCGCTGAAAAATATTTAACACGTGATTACGCCCTAGAACATATTAAAAATTTAATATTTAAATATCATGTAAAAAAAAATTGAAGTTAAAATTACTTAATTGGATGTTCTCAATAAATAAAATGACCATCCGACACGAAACTCTTGAACTCAAAAACATTCTACTTAGCAAATATCGCGATGAAGATAAAATGGGACGAGAACGGTTTATTATCTTTGCTATAAATCAAACAGAACAAAAGCTGATTGGTGTAAATATTATAAATATTGCCGAAGTCCGACGTACAAAAAATATGACGCTTACGCTTGGCAAGTATAACTTTGATGAAATCATGAAAGCACCTGAAAATTTAGAAAATATTATTGATGATAGCCACGATGATTTTGATGAAAATATTACGTTCACTATCTCGTACTTTCTTAGCGAGGGATTTCAATTCGCCAATGAATGGCATAAGGTAAGCTTTGGTCCCTCTAAGCCTAAGCGAGAATGCGGTGATAAATGCGGTGATTGTAGCACACCTCCGTAAATTATTAAAAATATTTATATATATATTATGACTAATAATTTTCAAGGAGTAGAATATCGTACAGCAACTAACTGGTTTCCGATTATACCTAAAAAAGATTTTGAAAATAAAAAAATTAAATATTTAGAGATAGGTACATTTTATGGTGCAAATGTTATATCTGTTGGTAAAACTTATGGTTCGCATCCTGAAAGTGAATTATATTGTATAGATCCTTGGATAGATTATAAGGATTATCCAGAATAAAAAAAAAAAAATAAACAAGAAAATACATATAATACATTTTTAAGAAATATTGATAATTCTGGACTAAAAGATAAAATAAAAATTAAACGTGGTTTTTCTGATCAAGAAATAGTTAAATTTAATGATAATTTTTTTGATATTATTTATATTGATGGTAATCATGAACCGGAGTATGTTTTAGAAGATGCTGTTTTAAGTTTTAGAAAACTTAAGGTAGGGGGAATAATGATTTTTGATGATTATGGATGGGGTGGACCAGACCTAACAATAAAAGGAATAGATGGATTTTTATCTGGGTATCATAAAAAAATAGATATATTAAATATTAACCATAGAACACAAACATTTATAAAAAAAACAAGCGGACATAAAAGATAACTAATAAATAATTAATCAATATAATATTTTAATTTTCGTTATAATATTTAAATCTATTCATTTGCAAAATAAATTGAATTATCATTCGCCCACAAAAGTAATGATAAAATGAAGAATATTATTACAATTATTTTTATTTTCATGTTAACTGCAAATAGTTTCCCTATCCTACCTCGCATTAAATTAAACTATAACGTTAGAAAATCTACTACTTCATCTGGTATTTCTTATGGTAATTATGATGACTCTGTATATAATTCTTTACGAAATGAATACTTTTGGAAGGACAGCTCTTATTTACAACCAATATATAAACAAGATTCTATAAAAATTGCCTGGTTTTGGAATAATGGACAAATAAATGAAAATCTTATATACGAAAAACATTACCATTCTTTTATATCAGACATAAATAATCCCGAAATAAAATGTTATAAATGGGTACCATCACATGAAAAAGAAGATATTTGTGGGTTAATTAATTGTTATCTAGATAAAAAAAACAAAAAAATAGTTATATCATCTATTCTTGAACGCCCATATCACGATGACAAAGAAAAAAATTTACTAATGAGTGATTTAAATCAACTAACATTATTTCATTATTATAAAGAAAATGTTCGTTATTATAATTAAATTAAATCATTTATTAAATATAAATGAATAAATATTCAGAACCATTTATAGCTATTGATTTTTGGATAAAATATTCGGATATTCTATTAGAAGAACCCAATAAACATAGCCAATATGAAAATAAATTAAATGAACTTGCACAATCTATAAACTGTATTACTATTTTTTTAAAAACAGATTTATTTGACCATTATCTTGAACTAATTTTTTCAATCGAAAAACCTTATATACTAATAACTGCTTCAAATGATGACCATTGTCCACCATATCTTAGCTATCCACCAAAAAACGATTTGCATGAATTAAAAATAAAAGCTTTTATAGAAAAACCTGAATTAAAGTTTTGGTTCGCAAAAAATCCTTGTATATCACATCCAAAAATTTCTGCGTATCCACTTGGACCTAAATGGCAATGGAAAACAACTAAATTTTTTGGTGAAGATAAAACCAAACATCTTAATATCTATAACAAGCTATGTAGAACACCAAAAGAAAGCTTGTTAAATAAAAACAAAAAACCCAATTTATTGTATTTTAATTTTAATCAAACTACAAACAATCCTCTATATAGTTCACATAAAAATATTAGACATACTATTAAAAAAAAACTTCATGAAAAATTTAAATGGAATAAAAGTGAATCTTTTTCTAGCTACATGACTACCTTATCAACCTATAAATTTTGTGTATCACCTCCTGGACGAGGAATTGATACACATAGATGTTGGGAAGCTTTAATGATGGGAACCATACCACTATTAATAAATACTCCTATTGATTATTTATTCGAGAAATTACCTGTTATATTTGTAAAAGAATGGGATATGATTACACCGGAATATTTAGAAAAGGAATATGAAATAATATTGAAAAATATTGACCAATATGATTTTAATATTTTATATACGGATTACTGGATTAATATGTTATCTTCAAAGAAAAAAGACCATGAAGTTGGGTGGCCACCACTATAACCACGTTTAGACCATCCGTTATTCTTATCTTTCATTTTTTTTATCATTAATGTTTTAGGATCATAATTTATGTTATTAGAGGTAGTATATAATTCGTATGGTTTATTATTTAAGTAATTAATATAATTTGTATGAACACTTACCGTACTGCCTTGACTACCTATAAAATAGGTACTATTTTCTAATATATATTTTTGAACTACAAATTCTGCTACTACTGGATTATCATATTTTTCTTTTAACTTATCTTTTACATTATCAGTTATAAATGATTCTACATTTACTAAATTCCAACTTTTCTTTAAATTTTCTACCGTAACTGAATCATCTCTATCGGTTAAAATATAAATAGGTAAATTATATTTATTATTTTTTATTAACCAATTATGTATATTATTATATATCTTATCGCTATTACTATTTATATGTGCATTTGTTTTATGCCAATCACCTAGTCTTAAATGTATGCCAATATACTGATTATGTATCTGGGGCATTATCTGTTTAGTTAATTCTATTAAATGCTCATTATATTTTGACAGCGAATAACAAATATTATTCATTCTTTGTATATTCAACTTATTTGTATAAACATTGTAAAATATTCTAGAAGCATTACTTTTTTTAAATGTAACTATTTTTTTAGTTTCATCTAACAAACCAAAATCTTTCATTTTCAATGGCATCCTATGATGTATAAATTCTTTTACGGCTTTATCCGACATATCATATTCGTCGTCTATTATGACACAGCTAGACATTTTACTAGGAAGCTTTAACTCATTTATATTAGTATCTATACTATCTTCATATAATCTTATTTCTATTCCTTTCAAATACTTTTTATATTCCGTTGTAATATATTCTGTTAATGGGCCATAATCTCTATTTGGTCTACCGCATGCTGATAAAGGATGTCTAATATTTACTATTAGATATCTACCACTTATACTAGCAAAATAAACGGCTTGTTCAAATGAAAATAATTGATTGTAATAACCTACACCTGAAAACAAGTCAAATATAAGGATATTTTCATTAATATGATCTAAATTATACTTTTTAATAAGTTCACGTTCATTCAAATTATCATTCGTAATCATTTTTTTATTTGGTACAAGGGCTTTTTCGGTTTTTTCTACAATTTTTTTAGATGAATCTATTGGACATCTTACTAATACAGAGCCATTTTTTGGTATATTACATTCATTTGATATTATATAACTCCAAGGAGCTCTTACATCAGCATATGCCTGTGTACCATTAGGATAACCCGGTGAAAATACCATATACAAATATGTATCATCATTATAATAATAACCACCTTCTGCTTTTTTATGTAAATGCATTTCATGTTTTTTATCTATTTTAAATGTTTGTATTGCGCTTGTTGGAGATGTTGTTTTACATATTAAAACCTCATAATCACTAGTACACTCAACTCTCCAATTATTTGTGGATTTATTGTTTAGTGCTACCCAAAAAGGACCTATCTTCTGTCTTACTTTTTCAATATGTTTTAATGGTACCTTTTCTTTCACCTCTTTAACAGTGATGGCTTCTTCTTTTTCTTTCTTTTCTGTTTCTACTTTTAAAGTTGGAGAGATGTTATTCGGAATACATAATTCTTTTAAATCAAAATCCGGGTCTTCATCTAATAACACGTGTCTCATGTAAGATATAAATAATTCCCATTCCTCTTCTGTATATGCACCTCCATGGTATATTTGATGACAACCTACAGGTTGCATGTGTTTTACTCTTTCTACGGCAAATCCCCTGTGTGATTCACTATTTATATCAGGATAGTTAAAACTATCTTGACTACAAAAAAAACCATCTTCATTTCCACGTGGGATTTTTTCATAGTCTGTATCCCTAAACTTTTCACAAGCTTTTATACAAGCATTCACGTTTCTAAGAGAAAATCCACCGTTTCCCGCATTGTATTTACACCACTGGTTATTTGCTATCCATGGTGCACCTATGTAATCGTAATTAAAATAAAAATCTGGTATCTTTCTAAATATTAATGCATCCGTTTGATATATAAGTACATGACTCCATGCTTTAAAATTTTCATAAAATTGTGGTTGTTTTAACATAGCCGAGTACGTACCTCTATTTAAATTATCTATCTCTTTGTAGATTAAATTTACATTTGTATAATCTGAAAATAAACTTTCTACTAAATCTTTATTATTTTTACCGTATACTATCGATAATCCTATTTCATAATCACATGGATACATTTTAAGAACCGCTCTTATTACATAATCTATTTCTATCATATTTCTAAATTCAATTAAACAAATACACAATCTTCCTTGAGTATTAAATTTAGGTTTTCTTTTTACTCTTATTTTTTTCAATATTTCATTATACTGTTTGTGTCTTGTATTGAAACAATTAAAGTTCATATATTTATTTAAATGAATTAAATATATGAAATTTTACTAATTATTCAGCTAAAGCTTTTAATGCTTCTATAGAATCATCTATTGTATCTATGGCTTCTAGTGTTTTATCTATCACATAATTATCGGGATTTACCTTATTTGAAATAATATACACGTCATTTATATCACAAAAACATTTAACCAATTCTGAATCTATAAATGTTCTATTTATAGAATTTGTTAATTGTTCTGCTAATTCTATATTTTTTACTATAAATACTGGTGCGACTGGCGTTTGTATCTTAAATATATAAAATAATAAATTTCTAACATGATAACTAGTAATTGCTATTACAGAATAATTTAAATATTGTATTTTCTCTTTCTTAATCTTTCTAATAAATTTAATTGCTTTATAACAATCTTTTACACTAGGTGATGTAAGACACGATGTATCAATTATAAATGAAAACCGTTGTTTGTTCTCATATTGTTGTTTCCATTTATCTAAAAATAAATTAATATTTGAATCATTTTTTTCTTTTTTCTTTTTTTTTTCCTTTTTTTTATCTTTTATATCTTTTATATCTACTCTAATGCAATTATCTGTGTTATTTTCATTTAATGAAAAATGCATTCACTTAATAAATTAACTCATTAATTTTATAAAACTTTAACGATTATTCCAAAAATAGATTCATTATTATTTCTTTTTCTCACTTTTGGAACGTCTTCTTCTTCTTTTCTTTTTTTTAGTCCCCCCTCCTTTATTACTAGGAGTAGACACGCTTAATTTTCCTAATGAACGGGTAATACTAGTTATAGTTGGTTTCCGTGGTTTCGATTTTGTTTTTGTTTTTTCTTTAAAATTAACATTTAAACTATCCATACTGGAAATTAAACTATTTATACTTTGTCTTCCTTTTGGTTTTCCTTTTACCATATTATATATTAATTATATAAAATAATTAACATAATATATTATATTTAAGTTCACTTGTATTCAATAGGTACGTCATATAATTCTTTTCCACTAATGGTCCTTTCTAGAATTAATTTTTCAGTCATACTTCTAAATAATTTATTATTTCTAATTAAAATATTTACGGCGGTTTCGTGTGCATATTGAACAAGCGCCTCTATTTCTCTATCTATTTCTTCTTTAGAATATTCACTTAATTTGTTAGTATTCATTGCTATATCCCTTCCTAAAAATGGTTGCGAACCATCACTTGAATCATATAATCCTATATTTTTACCTAGACCAAATAAACTTACGTATCTACGCGCGATAGAATGAACTTGTTTTAAATCATTTGATGCGCCTGAAGTTACATCTAAATTATTTAAATCTGCAAAAACCAATTTTGCATTGTAATTTATATCTTCAATATTACCTGGTGCTCCGCCATAAATGATTACTTCTGCGGCTCTTCCTCCCATTGCAATTATCATGTTTGCCAACATAAATTTCTTAGTTGGAAATTCATTATATACATTCACAGGAGTAAACAAAGTATATCCTCCTGCGCCATTTCGATTGGAGTTTATCGTAATTTTTTGAAGATTAAACATATCCTTAAATAACGCACATATCAAGGCGTGTCCCATCTCATGATAAGCGACAAGTTTAATCGTTTCTTCGCTTCTTGTTTCTTTTGAAACCGGAAGCCCGATAGTGACTTTCTCGTAGGCATCATATACGCATTTATCCGTAATATTGGTTTCGTTGTATCTCACACTTAAAATAGCGGCTTCATTTGCTAAGTTAGCTATATCTGCTCCAGAAAATCCCGATGTTAGAGTTGCTAATTCTTTTAAATACATTTTATTTTTTACTTTTTTGTCTTTAAAATGAACATCAATAATTTCTTTTCTGCCTTCCTTATCGGGAAGTCCTACCATGATCTTTCGGTCAAATCTCCCCGGTCTAGTTAAAGCAGAATCTAAAATATCTGCTCGGTTTGTTGCTGCTAATACTATTATACCAGTTGATTTTGTAAATCCGTCCATATTGGTAAGAATCTGATTTAAAGTTTGTTCCCGTTCATCGTTGCCCCCCGCTAGACCGGTTCCGCGTTGCCTACCTACCGCATCTATTTCATCTATAAAAATAACACTCGGTGAATTCTCTTCGGCGTTTTTAAACAAGTCTCTTACTCTTGATGCTCCTACTCCTACGAACATCTCAATAAATTGAGATCCACTTGCAGAAAAAAAAGGAACACCTGCTTCTCCAGCTACTGCTCTTGCAAGCAAAGTTTTTCCGGTACCCGGCGGACCTTCCAACAAAACTCCCTTTGGAATTTTTGCCCCGGCTTCAACGTATTTTTCAGGCTGTTTTAAAAAATCTACGACTTCTTCTAGTTCGAATTTTGCTTCATCACAGCCAGCAACATCCGTAAAATCAACGTCTATGTCATCGGGATTAATCTCATTATTCTTTTTCGATAAAATATTTAATTGATTCATGAAATTATTTTTGATTCCCGAATCCATCGGATTATTATTCATCGCATTTGCTGCTATAAAACGAAAAACAATAGATATTATTAATGATGCAAACAAATATATTCCTATCAGTTGAAAAGGTAAAGGTATTCCGTCAAATAATCCTCGTTGTGTAATATCTGTTATATCATAATTAACATTAAACTTATTCAAGCTATCTAACAATCCTTGTGTCAATTCTGGTACCGATTTAATCGCGTGCAAATTATCTCCGGTTAATGTATCTGTATAATGTGTATCAAATACTAACGCACCTTGTATTTGACCATCTTTTACTACTAAACTGGCAGAATCGATATCATGCATCTTTAAATGTTTATTCAAATCATTAAACGTCCAGTCATCTCCATATTTTGTATAAATAGATCCTAATCTCTTTACCGCTTCTCCCGGGGATTCCGCGTGTAGTATTGTATTACGAATATTACCTTTTTTTGCAATAATAAACCCTCTAGTGTAAGGTAAAGCAATAACGCAATTTAAAAGTGTTGTAAGTAAGCGCATTATACAATATATACAAGTAGTTTTTATATATTAATAGTAAATAGATATTAATATATATATAATAAGTAATTTATATGAGATTATTAAAATTTGTTTATAGAGGGCTTATGACGGGTATGCCATTACTTGTTTATAACCCTTATAGTCAGGTAAACTTCCATAGTCCTTTTACAATCTCTCCAGGGAGTTTGTATATAAACTATAAATTAGATGTTGAACAAGTCAATCAACTTAACAAATATGTTAAAGCTAAAACAAATAATTTTGATTTTATGCCGATTTCTATGGAAAAAGCTTATGATGAAAAGCTAGATTACTATATTAGTTTAAATATATATAACTGTACTAGCCCCCTATTTTTAAATAAAGACCAAATCACTCGTTTTGAAATAAATACTTATGTGCAAGACGATGAAAACAAAGGAACTCTTATTGTAGATTACATGTCCAACGGTTTATCTATGGACCCTGTCAATATATTTAAAAACAAAGACACTTTATTTTATGACGGAAATACTATATACGGAAAAAACAGGTATGAAAGTATTTTTATAAATGCTAGTATCAATATGGATTATACGAATACCATTTTTCATGTATCGGATGATTTAAGTCTTTACAGCGATTATATTTATTACGAAAATGGGATATACGATAAATTATTTTACGATACCTCTTTAACAAATGCGCAGACGTTTTCGCCATCAATAGATTATTTAGAGTTTCGTTTTTTAAATTTAACATTTAAGGAACCAGATTCTATATTTTATTTTAAGGATAATATTAATTTTGTAGGAAGTATGTGGGACAATTTACATATTTAATTTGTGCTATATTCCACCTCATTTCCTAGTTCAACTGTATTATTTACGGAAAAATTATAGATAACGTCTGCCAACCATTCATGATACTCTTCTATTTTTAATTCATCGCGTTCGTTTAGTCCTTCACTTAATGTATCGTGCATAATTTTTCCCCAAGGAAAATCTAGTACATCACAGTGTCCAAATTGTTTTGCGGTGATAAAGTGTTTGTTGTCAAATTTAACGTTATCTTTTGTTAAAGCGAACATAGGGATAAAAGGGATTTTGAAAGGAAATACTCTCCACTCATAAGATTTTTGCGCATTTAAAAATAAAATGTCGTCTACTTTATACTTTGGTTCTATTATTTTATCCTTATTTGCTTTATCAAATGCAAATCGAGTATCTACTGGATCCAACAATACAACATTTTTGATATTATCCAAATAATTACACGCTTTTAATGCTTCGATTGCTCCCGATGAATGGGCGATTAGAGTAGTAGGTTTTTTATTGGTAATCGCGTTTAATAATATATATTGGTCTCTTAATTCTTTATTTACTACATTTACTGTAATATTTTTATCAGCGATCTTATGTAAAAGGGAGTTATATAATTCTGCTGGAATAAAAGAACTTCCTCCAGTATAAAACAAGCACTGGTTATCGTTGCTGGTCTTTAGTTGCGTATTTTCATACAATTTATAGAAGTGTCCATTTAACTTACGAGTAGATGCTTTTGAAACAATATAGGATTCAGTTGTTTGCATCAACATAAATGATACGGTAGTTATTAATTTTCTTATCATTTTATTTTTATAATAAAATATTTTTAAGTATTTAAAAATAAAATTAAATTATTCGTAGTATATAATGAATAAATTGAAACTTAGGTTTATTTTTTTAGGTCTTCTTGGTATTGGTTCTAATAGTTTTAGATTAAATGCTATTTCGCCTGAAACTATTAATAAAATAAATGAAAAGATTTATGAACAATATGATAGATTAGGAGAATATAAAGGATATTTTGAACCTAATATGTTTTCAACTATTCATCATATAACCGATAAACCACACGACGTATATAAAGAGCTAACAGATACAATAGAAATAATGAATCAAAACGTGGGTAAGGAATCCGTAAAACTGATCTCATCTGCGTTGCCTCATGTAGACTCAATAGGGCATCAAATATTGCATGCGAATAATGTTTACATTAATAATATTTTAAACAATCCTAATATCCCTCACGACATTCAAAAGATGTTAATATTAGCAAGTATTAAATTAGCACAATATGGAGACGATATGGGTTCGGAACTGTTAAAGTTATACTATAATATAGTTGATAGTTGTTTATAATAAAAAATAAATATTAATATTTAAATATTAATATTTATTTAGAAGTAATGGCATTTTTACATAAATCTCTCCAGCTCTCTTTAAGAAAACCATCTCTTATAAATATTCACCGACCTTGCACCAACCTTTGTATGACCTTGAAGAACCCCTTTCCTGGATTAGATATTGGAATTCCTTTAACCATTTTTCAAAATACTTATACAACCTTACATTATGGGGAAAATATTATAACATTAAAGCTTATTGCATTACAATTTTTATTAGGGTATTATGCGTATGGTACGGATAGGTACAACGATGCGATAGAATATCACATGACTCCTTATAATACAACAAAAAAGGTGCTATACGAAGATATTTATGAAAACCAGATATTAGTTTACAAATCATTAATGTTTTCCTATTTAAGTATTTTAACAATTTTACTTTATGACGAGAATTTTGTATATAATATTCCATTTGTATTTATTTTGCAAACTTTAAATACTTATAAAAAAACAAAGCCAAAATTAGGAGTATGTAAGCCATTATATATATCTATTATGTGGACTTTATGTGCGGTTATTATTCCGTGTGTTTTGCATGATCACGATTACAGTATATTTAACTATCCAGAGGATTATTTACCATGTACATTAACACTTTTTGCCGCAAGTAATATTATTGACAATAAGGATATAGAAGAAGATACAAAAAACGGAATTAATACAATACCTGTATTTTATGGAAAAGATAATTCAAATTATATAAGTATCATGGCACTTATAGGTTCATCGGTTTTATTGGGAACCAATCCTCATTATTTAGATAATGTATTAGGTAATTCATATCTGGAAATACAAAATGCTGCTATTTCTTATTTACCATTTGTTATTAATGGTACTAAAATAATATAAATGGTATAATTAATATTAATAATAATGAATATTTTTAATATTAATGTTAGTGATTTAAACGATAATTGTGGAATTTGCCAGTCTCCATTAGATGGTAGTGGTAATCAACAAATATATTGTTTAAAAGATTGTCAGCATAATTTTCATACGGACTGTATTATATCCTGGTTTAGAACTAGAAATAATCGTTGTCCTTTATGTGGAAATAGTGGTATTAACCATTTAGAAAACTTATTTGGACATTTCGGAACTAGTGTAGAAGTTGCACCTACAAATAGTATTATTAGACGCAGTTGTTATATGAATGATCAGCATAAAGAACGATATGAAATGCTTATTTCATTCAGTAAAAAAAAGAATGCCCCTATTATTTTAAAAAAACATGTAGAAAAAATAAATAAAGCAAAAGAGAAATGGAAACAACATAAACGTGATATTAAAGAGTATAAAAACAAAATACATAATAACATTTCTATTAAAGAAATTCAAAAAAAAGAAACTCAATTAAGAGACCGCTGTTTTAATTCTTATAGAACATACAATACTAAAAAAACAAGTTTAATTAATTTACCTATTATCCCTTTAATTATTCCTCAATATATTGACATGGACTAATAATAATATTATCATAATCATCTTTAAATTTTATTGTATCTTGGTCTAGTATGGTTAAATGATTTATATATCTGTATATTCTATTAATATCTAATTTTGATATTTCATATCCTTCAAACAATGAAATTGTTTCATCTTCTTCTATATTTTTATTTTTTAATTTATTGAAATATCCTAGCATATCTTTTTTATCCATATTTAATTCTTGACAAAGTAAATGTATAAAAACCATATTATTATATTCTGTTGAATATTTTGTTAATACTTTTGTAAACCTTAGTTCGGACGGATTATATTTTATTTTATTTTTCATGGTTTCGTGTAATATATAATTATTGTAAAATGTTTTTATTAAAGAACTCATTTCATTAAACTGCCATATTTGTTTTTGAAATGTTATTCTATCTGTGTAATCTGCAAAACAAAAATTTTTTAATATTTTTAGATATAACTGTATTGATTTTTTTTTGTCATATTTATTAAATAAATCAACCACATTTTCGTGCCATAAAAGAGCTACAATTGTTCTATCCGTTTCATTTATCGTTATTCCATGTTCATTAAATTTGTTTTTATTTACAATAAGTTTATATGCTACGGTTTTTGTATCTTCACTATAAGTTTTTTTTTGAAATATACTATAAATATCATGTATGGATAATATATTTTTATTTTTTTCATAAATATTAAATATCATATTTAATTTTCTTAAATCATTTTGTATATAATAGATAAGTTCATTTTTCATGTATACTTCTAATCTTGGAAAAAGTATATTTATAATAGTTTTTAATTCTTCTACCTTTGGGTCTTTTAATTCAATTATTTCACATACTTTCATTAGTTCTTTTATTTTTTTATCGATCTGATAATTTCCTATACATATAATTGGAATCATGGTTAGGTCTTCTAATTTTTGTTTCTTTGTTTTTTTAGGTCTTATCAATTTTATTAGTGTGTTTAACCCTCCTTTATCCCCGTTATTCATGCCATCTATTTCATCCATTATAATTGCAAGTTTTCTCTTTTTTTTTTTAAACATACTTAAAACATTTGTATCAGGCATATTATGGTTCGTTATCGTGTCTATAATTGATTTATTTCTTATATCACCTGCATCATATAATATAACATCATACTGTAATTTTTTTAATATAGAAGAAATAAGATAACTTTTACCAGTACCCGGATTTCCAAATATATATATACCTCGCTTTATATTTATCATATTTTTATTTTCCTCAAAATTTTTTAATAAGGATATTATACGATTTTCAATATCTATTCTATTTAAAAGTTTTGTAATATCTATTTTATCCATTAAAATATTTAATTATACTATTATTATTTTTTTAACTAATTTAATGTAAAAATAAATACGTTATCGTTATAACAACATATTTATTAATCGGAATTTGATATACCATCCCAGGATACTCCACACTGATGTGCCCATTTTCTTTTTTGACTGTCTTTTTGTTTACTAGTTAATGAATCGGCATCCGACAATTCAAAGGATACTTTTGGTCTATTTGTAGAACTATCACTGATTGAATAAGTATAATCATTGTTAGCATCATTAGTAAAAAGACTAGAATTTTTTTGTTCTTCTGTATCATCAGAAGCCACACTATCAAACGTATAATAATCACTGAAATCGCTGTCGTCTATATCGTGTGAACCGTCGCCGTCATAGCCCGTATATTGATAGTCATCACTTGTATCTTTATAAACTAACCATGTATTAGGTGTAGTATTGTCATTACCAGATTGTTCTATAGTACCCGTTGTATCACCCGCAGTCCAATTATCGGTCTCTGCATAAAAACTTTTACATTTTGGATCAATTAAATTATTTGTATCTACGCATATATTTCTACTTACATCTCCATCAAAATACGTTTCAGTAGTCCAAGAATCTGGACACGGTGAAACAATCGGAGGCCATTCATTTGTTTTAGCTACTTGTGTCAAAACATAACTAAATGCTGCTAAAACGCCAATTAATAATAATATAGCTATACTTAATACTACAATTTCAAATGTATCCATTGTTATATAAATTATTTATATAATTTTTTATGTTATAATTAATATATATGAACGGTCGTGTAAACATAGAACAACCTGCTACAGATGTTTTATTTAATTTAAAAGATAAAATTTCAGTTAAATCTAGTGATTATAGGGATGCCTTGACTGGTACCATTGTTAAATCTAATTTATCTAATGCTTATTTTTCTAAAGAAAATGTAGAAATTATTCAAAATGGTATAAGAGCGGGTGTATATAATCTTTCTAAAGGTTCTTATATTATTGCACCACAAAGTGTAGATAATATAAAAATTATAATGAGAAGTATATATTTAGATAATTGTTCTAATCTTCCAAATAATATAACAGAACAAATACAAGAATTAAATGATATAGTATTAGATTATTGCATTCCTAAAGTATATGGTGAAGCTAAAGGTTATCTAACATATTTACATGACGTAAGCAATTTAGCAGTACCTATTCAAAGACCCATATCATCTGCATATAAAACTAATACTTTACAGCCAGACCCATTTATTTAATTTGTTAATAAATTACTAGCACTTATTGCTTTTTTAATTTCATTATTATCTGAATAATGCTGTGAAACAGATAAAATCACCTTTTTTCTTAACTCGGGTGTATTCATAATTACATTCATAACATATAAAGTAGTAAGACTTTCTATTTCTTCTTTCTTTTTTTCTTTATATTTCAATTGAATCTCTCTGTAAAGTTTCATATAAAGCAAAGTGGTTTGTATTTCTTCTGTATCCTTAAAATATTTGTCAAAGAAATTTGTAAATTTTTTATCCTGCATAATTTCTGCTAAATCTGTAAAGAACGGATTATTTAGTAATATTTCAAAGTTTTCATCATATTCTACTATATTTGAAGGATTATAAACTATACTATTTGAGCTATCGCTCGTTATAAGAGAATTAGGAAAATTTAGTGTTTCTTCTTTTGGAAAAAATTCAGACATATAATTATTAATAAAATTTTTTTATTATATTTATATAATATATAAATGGTTAAAAGAGCTAAAACGCGAACACGCGGTACACGAAAAGGCGGCTTCATGGGAAGTATGGGAAGTAGTTCCTACTACCCTCATCAAGCCCAAGGCAGCACCAGTTTTTTAGGCGATATGGGCCGCCGCATGGGCAGCTACGGCCATAGCATGGCTAGTGGTTTAACTGGCATGGGCCAACGCCATGGCTATGGCTATGGGGGCAGTAAGCGTCGCACTAAAAGACGTAGAGGAAAAGCAAAAAAAAGTAAAAAGAGAGGAAAAGGTAAAGGTAAAAGTAGAAGAAGACATTAAATTATCAGAATCTTTAAATAAATTTCACTAGTTTAACAATAATTAATACTATAAATTTAATTATTGTTTTTTATTATTTTATTTTTTAACAATCTTTTTCTTTTTAATAGTTTTTTTAACAACTAGTTCCATCATAGCTAATGCACGTTTTTTCTGATAATCTTTATATGAAACTTCAAGTTGATCTAATTCAGATATCCACATATTTTCAATAGTTGTATTTTTTATAATATTTAACTCCAACTCTTTATCACCTTTTTCTTTTAGAAGTTTTTCTACATTTTCTTCACTTACGCTATCCATAGGCATTTTTACTAAATACTTATATTCTTCATCGCCTTCTATTTTATCATATTGCTTTTCTGAAAGCATAATACATATAGAATCTTTTTTCATATTTCTAAGGTCAATCGTGCCACTAAGTGTTTCTTTAATATATTTTGCCTTATTAGAAAGAATAATTAGTTCAGATTCATGTTTATTAATTAAATATTTTTTTCGTTTTTCATACATGCTAAATCTAGTAGGAAGATAATCTTCTATAATATCTTCTGCAGTTTTATACAATTTCAACTGTTCATCTTTATCAAATAAATGCATATTCGTTCTAGTATTTGTAGTATACAATTTAAAATATTTTTCAACACCATTACAACCATGTTCTGCCTCTGAAGATTCCAGTTCATTTAATCGCCCATTATGCAAAACTACCGTAATATCTATATTTTTATCAGTACAGAGTTCGGTAAAATCCTTTACATAACCCTTTTTTTTACCTTTTTTGTTATCAACTAATCCTTCTAGAAATCTTTTATAATCGTCAGTCCATGTACCGATAGGCAATTCTACAATTCTAATAGTATTAGAATCTAATTTTTCATATACACCTTTAATTAAATATTTTGTATCATTTATTTTTGAAATTTGTCCTTTAAATCCTTCATAATAAGGCAATAGTTCTTTAGTATATGAAGTATTCTTAAGTTTTGATGTTATATATTTAATAATTTCTAAAGGATTATAACACATAATTTCAGTACTAAATCCTGTTCCGATACCCTTTGAACCATTTACCAAAATCATAGGTATAATGGGTGTATAATAAATAGGTTCAACTGAAGTGCCATCATCATCTAAGTATTGTAGTATTTTATCATCAGCCTCGGGATAAATAAATCTTGTAATTTTATTTAATTGTGTAAATATATATCTTTCACTTGCACTGTCTTTGCCTCCTGCTAACCTGGTTCCAAATTGACCATTAGGTAGTAAAAGATTAATATTGTTTGAACCTACATAATTTTGTGACATATTTACAATGGTTCCATTTAAACTAGCTTCACCGTGATGATAACCAGAATGTTCAGATACATAACCACTAAATTGAGCTACTTTAATTTCATGGACAAGATTTTTTTTAAACGCTGCAAATAACGTTTTACGTTGACTGGGTTTCATCCCATCGATTCCGCTGGGAATAGAACGACCACAATCATATTTTGAAAAGTGTTTCATTTCTTTATGTATAAATTCTTCAAATGATACTGAACTATTATTTGTATCCAGGCAATCACTGCGATTATAATTTCCTAGCCAACCTTTTCTATCTTCAGAACGTTTTTTGTTGAAAACCATATCAATAGCATCATCACTACTGTCAGTATGCTGAAAATAAACTTCTTTTTTTTGTTTAAAATATTCTTTAAATTCTTTACTAGTACTTGTACCAAGTCCTTTATAATATTTAATTTTCCATCCTTTTCCATCATTATTTGCAATTTTCCATTCTTCATATTCCGCGTCATTATAAAATGTTAATTCTTGAGTTCCTTTTTTAGCCTTTAGAATAGGAGTATTCATGAAACCGATAACATTTAATTTAGATATAGATGGCCACAAACTTTGAAACATATTTATTCCTAAGCCCTTAATATGGGAGCCATCTAAATCCTGATCGGTCATAAATAAAATCTTTCCATATCTAAGACCTTTTTTAATATCTTCAATAGAATCGTATTGCTTATCCGTTTCCAATCCTAGAATTTGTTTAATTTCAATAAATTCTTTATTTTCTCCAATTCGTGCAATAGACTCTCCGCGAACATTAAATAATTTGCCTTTCATTGGATAAACACCTATAAATTCTCTATCCTCCTTTACTAGTCCTGAGATAATACCTGCTTTTGCTGAATCCCCCTCACAAAATATAATAGTACATTTAAAAGATTCATTTGTTCCTGCTTTATTGGCATCTACCAATTTTGGAATTCCCCGAATACTTTTTGTTTTGGTACCATCACTTTTTTTAACATCTTTTTGCTGTTTTACGGCAGTTAGTTCACATGCTAAATTCATAATACCTAATTGTTTTGCAGCCTTTTCGATAAATTTATCACTAACCGTACACGATGAACCAAATTTTGAGCTAGGTGTGCTCATAAAATCTTTTGTTTGACTTTCAAATGATGGATTTTCGATATCGCATTTCAAGAATAACATAAGTTGTTCTTTAATTGTATTAGGCTTAACTTCTATCTTTTTCTTTTGCAATATGTATTTTACTAATTTTCTAATAATTTGGTCTCTAATATATTCAACATGCTTACCTCCTTTTGCAGTACATATACCATTTACAAATGATACTTGTGAAAATTCTTCAGTAGGTGATATAGATAGTGCATATTCCCATCTTTCATCAGATTGTTCGTATACACGTTTATTTTCATCTTTTGAACCGATATACATATCAACATAATTCTGAAATGTTTTAATAGGTATAATTTCTGAATTGTACTTTACTTTAATATTCTTACCAGTGACCGCAGAAATATCGTAAACCCTTTTAATAAATAAATTTATCATATCCTGAGACAAATTTTCTAGACCCAATCTTTTATAATCGGGTTTAAATGTAATTCTAGTATAAGGCTTACTATTACATGTTCTAATGATTGGTGTGGTTTTTTCGTCTAAATTATTAAGATATTCTTGAGTAAATTTCTTTTTACGTATATGGTCAACGGTTTCTATTTTTCCATATGTCGACCATATAAATATTAATTTTGAACCAAATCCATTTTTACCACCAACTATTTTTTTTTCTTTTTTATTATAATTTGTACCGGTTCTAAGATGCGCGAAAATCATTTCAGGAATCCATATATTATACTCTGGATGCATTGCAATATCTATACCATTTCCATCATTCATCATAGAAATTGTTCCATCATCAGATATATTTATTTCTATGTTTGTAAGTGGTATAATGTTTGGTTTACAGCTTTGCATAGCGACCTGCATCCTTATTGCGTGGTCCCTACAATTAACAATTGCTTCATCAAATAATTTATAAAGACCAGGATTTAACATAATTTGTTTACTAACTATCTTTTTATCGCCATCATATACATGGGATTCAGTTTCAGTACATTCTACACTTCCTACATAAGTGTCAGGATTACTTAAAATATGTTCAATATCGGTCTTCATTTGATATGTTTCAGCTAAATTGCTATTACTGGTAGGCATAATGATATTTTACATTTATTCTTTTAAATTTTTTTCAATTTTATATTTGAAAATACAAAATTGTTCTTTCACTACATTAATATTGTATAAATATTTTAATTCACCTTGATAATATGTATATAAAAATGAAAAAAAATGCAAAAATGAAATATTATATATTTGTATAAAAAAAAGTTTTCAAAAGTTTTTCTCAGAAATAGCAGTTTTTAAGAATTTTTGGTCAAAATTTTCCAAAATACTTTTGAAAAAAAGTTTTTTTTTTTTAAAAAAAAGGGATTAGCAGGGTTATGTAGGGATTTTTAAGTAGAGAGGCAAAAAAACCTTGTAGGGAGCTTATGCACTGCTGAAAAAAAGGTACTAAAATCACTTTTTTGAGCCGTTTTTTTCACTTTTTTTCACTTTTTTTGAAAAATGTGCCAGAAAAATTGTTGAAAATTTCAGTTTTTGTTAAATATCAAACGATATTAGATAACCAAAACAAAACTAAAAAAAATGGTGTTTAGAGCATCTCCCCCCTGCGATTTTTTTGCCATTTTTGCGATTTTTATTTTTCCAATGCATGTTCAATCAGGTATGTATACACACATTGCACTACTTGTTATTGACCCCCTAGCTGCGATTTTTTTTGAAAAAATCGCAAGAGCAAAATGCTAACAAAACAATATTAACATGACACGGTGCTAAAACGAAACACAATAAGCAAAATGAAATTTTTTGAAATTTGCCAAATTTAGCACTTTTTAAAGATGAGACCATAAAGAATATAAATATAATATTTATGTATATTATATAAATGGAAAAGAACACAAAACAAAAATTATTTTGCAAAGTTTGTAATTATTTTACAAAAAATAAATATGATTTCAAAAAACATTTGCAAACTAAAAAACATTTAAATAAATTTTCAGAATTATGTAGTAATACTGAGGACGAAAATGACAAATATTCATGTAGTGATTGTGGTAAGTTATATAAATACAAGGGTGGATTAATTAAACATCGAGAGACATGCCCCGCACGAAATATTGAAGAAAATGATGAATTTCAACAAAAAAAAGAGAAAGATATTTATGACAAAAAAATGCAAGAATTTATAGAAGCTCAAAATAAGAATATGAAATCCCTAGTAGAAACATTAGAATCTGCAGCTACATCAAATCAAAATGCAATAAGTAATTTAGCATCAAAAGTAGGTAATACAACGAATAATTATAATACAATGACAATAAATTTATTTTTAAATAAGGAATGTGCAAATGCAATGAATTTAACAGATTTTATAGAATCGTTAAAATTAAATTATGATGACTTGCAATATACTTGTGATAATGGTTATGCAAAAGGAATAACAAATATATTTGTAAAGAATTTAAATCAATTAGAGCCAACAGAAAGACCAATACATTGTAGTGATAAAAATAACTGTAATTTTTATATAAAAGAAGAAAATGTTTGGAGTGAAGATAAGATGAATGAAAAAATAGATAACAGTATAGAAACAATATCAAAAAAACAAATATTAAAAATAAAAGAATGGCAGAGTCATAATCCAAATTGGGCAAACACCGAAAATGGAGAGGCGTCATTTATGAAAATGATTAAGGAATTAATGGGAAATAGTAGCAAGGTAAAAAATGCACATGAAAGTATTAAAAAGGATTTAGGCAATAATTTAGATATAGGTACATTAATAGAAAATGATGATAATTAATAATTAAATGAAAATAATATTATAAATAAATGAAATATTATTATATAACCAATGTCGTACTATGTCAAAATTACTCAAAATACAAACAGAATTATAGAGTTAATTGAAGCACAAGTAACAGAAAAGACATCTGGTAGCAACGTGGCGTATCATGCGGAAATATCGCCTCCGAACTCTTTATCTGATTCTTCGAAATTAATAGACGAAATTTTAGATCAAGAACCCGTAATTACTACAAATATAGAAACACCTTTAGTGTTTAAAAAAGTAAAATTATTAAGAGTAGGTAATCCTAACCATACTGTATTAAATATATTTGAGATACAAATATGGGTAAACGGAATAAATATAGCAAGGACTGGAAAAGCAGACGTTTTTCCTGGTATTTTTCAAAATCGTAGATTTAGGTTTAAACCAAGTCATGCAATAGATGGTGTATTATCAAACCGTAAAAAACAGGCACACGCGGCCTTTAGCGTCATAGGTTCTTATGTCATGATTACTTTACCAGATGATATAGAATTTAGCGATCTTCAATCAGTGGTAATATATAATAGAGACAATTCAAACAAAGTTAAAAAAAGAATTAAAGGTTGTGCATTACAATTATTAACATCGGATGATAATGTTATTTATCAGTCTCCAACTATAACTGCGGTTAAGTCATATTATAGATATGATGGACCAGATATAGTAAACGGTGTATTAAACAACCGTGAAAGTAATAATGCAATTATTAATTCAGGAAATCTTTTTAAATTAAACATAAACATAACACGTAATGTTGCAGATTTACCAATAAATTTTGCAAAAATATATTTTAGTACCTTAGAAAAAACCGTTAATTTTAATTTATTTAAACCGACCCCGTCGTTTACACCTTTAAATAATGGAAAGTTAAACAGATATTTATATAATTACAAGAGTATAAATTATAGAAGTTATTTACCAGCATGGAATAATTTTGGTAATGCAGAAATTGTATCAAACAGCAGTATTACCAATTTTGCAGACTGGTTTACATATTTTTATGATGGATATATTTATTATAAAGAAACAACAACAAAACATTTTGGAATAACCGGTACGGAGGATTGTTTTTTATGGATAATAAAAGGTAATTATAAATGGGAAAATATAGGTCATACGGATAGAGCAAGTGTTAATTATGTAAAAGATAGAATACCAAATGCCGTGCTAGTGTGTTTTAAGTCAAATACTGGTAATCAAACAGGTAGATATATAAATAATCATAAAGGTAAAATGTCGGGGGATTTTACTTTTGAAGAGAATACTCTATATACTATACTTATTAAAGTGTCAAAAACAACGGGGAGAGCTGATTTAAATGTAGGTATAGCCGATACTCCATTGCAAAATGCATTAATCCGAGCAACTACATTTCCTGATAATTTTTTTGCGTCTTACGAGGGTGAATTAACAGAAATAAATAACATAACAAATATAATAGACGGTGCTAAAATAGAATTATTTGATATTAATGATAATTTAATACATAATTCAGAAAGAAAAGTAAATATGCCTTTATTGAGTGATGTAATGCAGGAGTTTGAATTAAATATTTCAGAAAAAGAAGATATGTATTACATAAAAATAACACAATCAAAAGAAGAACCTATAAATTTAAATGAAATACAAATATTAGAAGAAGAATCGGGATTAAACGTAATATCTAATGTAGTTATTATACCTAGTTCTTTCGATCCAGATCCGTTGACCTATAATAGTTCAAATTTATTGAGCAGTTATGGAGTATCGCGTAGTAATGATAGCAGTGAAGAATCATATAATCCGCTTCATTTTTTAAAAGCATCATTTAATACATTAGATGGTCATATTAATGTTTTGATAAAAAATATAGAAGGAAGTTATGATGAAACATCTCGTATAAAAGGTTCAAAAGTAGAATTATTTGATAAAAATGATAATTTAATTTATACACATCCCACCGGAATTACTATAGATGGGTCGCAACAAGAAGAAACATTAACCATGTATTTGGTTGAAAATATTGAGGCTAGCGCAATAACAAAAAAATATATAAATATTGACAGAGGCTTAACAGATAATATTTATTATAAATTTATGTTGCCCCATTCTCCTATTCAAAAAAATCTTATAAATTTAAAGTTAGATATATTAAAATACTCTTATTATTCAAGTATTGAATATGATATTTTAACTGAAAATGATTATCTTAATGGTAATTATAATAATTTAATATTAAGTTCATCCGTAGCGGTTTCAAAAACAGAACAAGAATTACTAATAGAACAAGACGAAATAAGTATATTTTCAAGAGAAGAAGATACATCTTATTATTTAATTTTAAAACCTCACTATGATTCAACTTATGGGTCAGATAGTATTGATAATGTAATAGATATTGTAGTAAATGATGATGGTACAAAACACTATCATTTACTTAAAGATACAACAAAAACAGAACTTAATGCTTTAACTACTTGGAGTTCAGCATCGCCAATAAGATTATACACAGGTGATATATTTAATGGGCACGGATATACAATAGATATGGAATCAACACAGTATTGGAAAGGTTTATTTAATACCGCTAATTCAGATAATTCTAATAATTTGGTAGAAATAAAAAATATTAAAATAATAAATACTGGATTATTAAATACTTATTGTGGTGCTATAGTTTCTTCGTATGAATTAGGCGAAACAGAATTATCAAAAAATATGCATATATCGAATTGTCATGTGTACAATTTAGAATCAAATGATGTTGTAAAATATAATGGAGGTATAATAGGTGCATATACAAAAGGTACCGTTATAATAAATAACTGTAATGTTTATGGTACTACATGTAAATATGGAGGTGGTATAATGGGTGGATACAATTTTGGAGAGATTAATATAAATAACTGTACGTTCACCGGTTCTTTACATAATAGTTCAGGTGGAATAGCTGGGGGATATTGCGGTTATTCTGGATTAGAATCACACAGTGATAACAATACAATAATTAAAATAAATACCTGTAAAATAGAATTAACTTACATGAAGGAATGGGCTGGTGGTGTAATAGGACAAAGTTGTGGCAGTGGAGATTTACCGGTATCTTATGGAAGTATGGATAATTCTAGACTTATAGAAGTATTAAATTGTCATGTTAAAGTAAGTAATTATTATAATACTTCTAGCGGAGGTATAATAGGTTATTTTGCTTTATTGCATTCAAGAAATACAAGACTACATATATATACTTGTATATCAGATTTATACGATGCAAACATGATAGGATACAATAATGGAGGTGTACTCGGAGGTTGGTGTGGTAGAACTGGTATAATAAAAATACATAATATTATAGTTCGAATTAAATTTAATACAAGAACGGGTGGCTATTCAGGAATATTTGGTGCATATGACATCATTGCCGAAGATACAAATGATGCAGAAAACACTATAAAAGGGTTGGTTCCTGATCAATATAGTGAAACTAGTTATATTCAAATAAAAGGAGTATACGTTATTGGAGGAAATGTTATAGGTGATACAGGACTTCAAGCGATAGATTCACCGTATAGAATAGGCAGAGGTATAATTGCAGCACCTGCATCAGATGATAATAGAAAGGCTAGGAGTCAATCTACATTAAGATACATAAGCCGATTTTCAATATCAAATGTATATAGTTTAATTTTCAAACGATTTAACGGGAAAAATAGAGAAAATCTCGGAGCATTTGGAAGTAGGATAGCGTTTTATAATGATATATCAAGGTTTGTACACTCATTAGAATCTTATTATACAATAAATGGTGTGACTAGTGAATCTACCAGTCAAGAAATATATTTTTGGGGAATTAATGCAAATTTAGACAGTGAAGGTATTATAAATTCATTAGGTGATTTATCAAATAAAATCTTTGCTATAGGTACAGAAGGAGGGATATCTACTTTTGTAAATACTAAGCACAATAATAGAAGAATGATGGCTGCACAACAAGAAATACATTTTCCAACCGCAATTTATCCGATATTGAAAGCATTTAAAGAATATCCATGGACATATCAAAATTACAATAATTATTATGATATACCAGAGTATTCTTCAACTATATTTGATTTAACCATAGATGATAAAACTAAAGCCTATTTATCTGCATTATTAACGGTAAATATATTGACTGAACCAAATCACAGTTGGGATTTTCGTGGATTAAGATGGAGAGGTAATATTGTAAAAGATGAAGCTAGTGATATACTGCAGGCGAAAGGTTATGGAACTAGTTATTTAAATGATGGTGTAGTATTAAATGAAAACTCTTATATAGAAATAGAATCGTTTGAACTTGGAACACCATTCACTATGGAATTATATTATACATCAAGTGTTTTGGATAGTATATCGTGTTTATTGCAATTTAGTGATTCTACAAAAATATATAATGGAGAGAATTCATTTGCTTTTTATAAAATGGGCAGTGAAACAAGTTCAATGACAATATTGCATTCTGGTTCAAATAATAACACAAAAGAATTCGAAAACACATTTATTAGTAATACAGAAACACACTTAGTAATAACGGTAGATACTAATGGAACTATTATTTTATATAATAATGGAGATAAATCTAAAGAATCTACATTTATAGATATAAGTGGAAATGACACACCACCTTTTAACAAAACAAAAAGAGATTTTTACACATTAGGTGGTGGATTATGGGATATTGCTGCACAAAAATATAGTCATTCTTTCAATGGTGTCATGCACTATTTTAGGGTGTGGAATAACAAAATATTATCTGAGACAGAAGTTTCAATATTATATAAAAATAGAGATATCTATAATATTTTTTATGAACCTGAACCCGAACCTGAACCTGAGCCAGAACCTGAACCTGAACCACAACCAGAGCCAGAGCCTGAGCCAGAGCCTCAACCAGAACCACAGCCCGAGCCGGAACCTCAACCCGAGCCTCAACCTGAACCTGAGCCTCAACCTCAGCCTCAACCTGAACCCGAGCCTCAACCAGAGCCTCAACCAGAACCACAGCCCGAGCCTGAACCGCAGCCCGAACCAGAACCATCACCAGAGCCTCAACCAGAGCCTCAACCTGAACCCGAACCGCAACCTGAACCCGAACCGCAACCGCAGCCTCAACCTGAACCCGAACCTCAACCCGAGCCTCAACCTGAACCAGAGCCTCAACCTGAACCTGAACCTCAACCCGAGCCTCAACCTGAACCAGAGCCTCAGCCAGAGCCGCAGCCAGAACCCGAGCCTCAACCGGAACCTGAACCCGAACCGGAACCGGAACCTCAACCGGAGCCTCAACCTGAGCCTCAGCCGGAACCGGAACCTCAGCCTGAGCCTCAGCCTGAACCCGAACCTCAGCCTGAACCCGAACCTGAACCCGAACCTCAACCAGAGCCTCAACCAGAGCCTCAACCAGAGCCTCAACCAGAGCCTCAACCAGAGCCAGAGCCTCAACCGGAACCTGAACCTGAAATATATGATTACTATGGAGTATGGGATGCATCAAATAATGCTAGTTTAGTAGAACCGGGTGAAGATTTTTTAGAAATAAAAAATTATTTATTAAATGATAAATCGGTATCAGAAACAGATAGATATGACCACATTTATATTCATGTAAAGCCTGGTACTAGAATATCTAATTTAAATTTAAAAGAATTTATTATTAATTCAAAAACAGGTATTGATTATTTTATATATTATAGAATACAACTGAATACTACATCAATAGACTATAATTCAATTGATGATATAAGTGGTGTAATTACAAAAACAGATATAGAAACAAATATATTAAAAGGAATTTATTTGTCAGGAGGTCTATCCAATGGTGATGGTATTTATCACGCTATTTCTTTTGAAATATCACCAATACCAGAAGAAGAATCTTATAGAATTGATAATATATATTATAGATTAGAAGGAGAGGTATCGAATTATGTAAGAGAAATAGTTGGTGGTTCAATAGTAAATTCTTATTGTTCTGGTTCAACAATATCATTAGAAAATAGTATTGGTGAAATAATAGACGAATCAACCAGTGATGAATACGGTAAGTTTATTATAGTATATGAGACATTTGACAATTATATATTAATTGTAATGAATGGAGGAACGGATATCATGACAAATACTATACATAATAATAGCTTTAGAACATATAAATCTGTAAATTTAAGTTCAACTGAAACAAATGTTTCTTCTATTCATCTTAATCATATAACAAATGTAATTAGTTATCTAGTAGAAAATACTATTTCAGACTACGATATAGGTACAGTTATCTTAAACGCATACGAAAAAATATCTACCTTACTAGATATAAGTAGTAATAATATAAATTCTGATTATATTGAAAATAAAGATATTGAACTTTATTTAATATCAGGAAAAATATCTGTAATTACCTCTATATTAGCTTATTATGTAAGTAGTAAAATAGATAATCTTTCATTATTAGATTCTAAAAGTAAGGTGTTAAATTCTATCGCAATATTAGTCAATAATAATACGATATCTAGTTTATTTGATGCATCTGGCGTTGAAAATATATTTTCAAAAGTATTTGAATTAGAGTCTATAGTACCAGATGAAACAGATAAAAATGATATAGGAACTTTAATTGGAAATATTTTAGGTAAGTATTCTGAATTAACTTTATCTAATGAAGAAAGTAGTTTTATAGATATAAAAAATATATCTTATGCCGCAGAATTAATAGGAATTGATATATCAACAAATTTGATTGCGGGATATGGATTTAATGTAGATAATTATGTATCAACCGCGTCGTCTTTAACAATTAACGGTGAAATGTTTGAGCCAACCGATACAGAAAAAGCGGCAGGTGTTTTTTCAGAAATAGAGTCAACCGTATCATTATTATTATTAAATAATACATATTTTACAACAACTACTCAACTATTTCCAGATGATTTGACTGGCGATGCTCTTGTTGATTTGTTAGTTGATATAAGTATAAATAGCGGAGATGAAATTACAGAAAATTATATTAATTGGGCTAACATTTCACTTGGTGACAAAAAAGCAATAAGAGATAATTTTATTAAAATAATATTTGATAATAATGAAATTACTTATTTTAATATACAAAAAGAAAAGTTAGGAATAATACTAGATAATACAGAAGATAGTACCTTCGGTATTAGATCTACAAATTTAGATCCCAATATAGTGTCTGTATATAAATCACAAGGTATTTCTACTATAACAACCATTGATATAGATGATTTAGCGAATGATAACGGATATTATACAATTATTACAAGTACTCATACTATACGTTATATAATAGATGGTAAAAAAATAGATTTTACTTCAAGTGGAACTGAAATAAACATTAATGATGATAATACTAGTTATACGTATGATTTATCTATTAATAATATTTACGCATCATCAAGTGGAAGAATTTTTTATTTAGAAGGAGGTTCTAGTGCTTCTGATGATTTTGGAGTGTATACAGAGCAAGAACAAGAACCTCAACCAGAACCCGAACCCGAGCCTCAACCTGAGCCTGAGCCTGAGCCCGAACCTCAGCCTGAGCCTGAGCCTGAGCCCGAACCTCAACCGGAGCCTGAGCCTGAGCCTGAACCGGAACCTGAGCCTGAACCGGAACCTGAGCCTCAGCCGGAACCTGAGCCTGAACCGGAACCTGAGCCTGAACCCGAACCTGAGCCTGAACCCGAACCTGAGCCTGAACCCGAACCTGAACCAGAGCCTGAACCCGAATCTGAACCAGAGCCTGAACCGGAGCCTGAACCGGAGCCTGAACCTCAACCTGAGCCCGAGCCTGAACCGGAACCTCAACCCGAACCGGAACCTCAACCCGAACCAGAACCTCAACCCGAAATGGAAGTTGTTGAAATTGATACGGATATATCTATCAATACTTTAATATTTGATGGAGACACTTTAAATTTTATAGATTATTTTTCACCCTATTCTACAGATAATATATATAAAGCATTTACATTTAATATACCACAAAGAAGGCAAATAGACAATTTAACCTTTAGTATTAATCCTTTTAATTCCGTATATTCTTCTAGCGATGAATCATCATCTTCATCTTATTTAGTTCAACCATTACCGCAAGAAAATAATAGTATTTATTATGTTTTTACTAATCCGGAATCGACCAAATTTGTCGATGGCAGTGGTATAGGTTATTATTCATATTATGAAGGTAATGAATATATAGTTTCCGATGGACTAGAATTATTGAATGATCTAGATACAATATATCACACCTTCGGGTTCACCAACTTGCATTATCTTAATGAGTATATTTTATATTTTAGAAGAGATATAAGTTATTCTCTATATGGTAAGGCTATTAGTTCCGTTGAAGAGGTAACTAGTTCATATTTGGGTACCCTTGCCGGAGGTGATAGCACTGGTCATCTTTGGTTGCAGGGATCCCGAGACAGCTGGGGCATGGGCGGTTCTTATAATGCTCCGAGCGACGTCAACGGCGGAGGATTAGCATTAAATGGTGCTGGAGATATTCTATTTATAGCTAGTGGGACAGCCCGAGGAATAGACGACCAGTCAAATCGCGGTAGAGTAGACATACTTAAAATGGTGGATGGAGAATGGACTCCTCATGGCAAAGCTATGCCTACTCATGATATGTGGACTTGGGCTGAAAACGAATATAGTAGTTCAATCACCACCTACGATCCTGGAGCACTTGGCACGAGAAAAGAAGGATTAATATTTAGTTATTTAGGTAGTGATACAAATGCAATTTATCCCGGATATTATGACGGGGGTACAGGATATACGTATGGTTTTGCAACAAAACATATAGCATGTAATCATGCAGGAGATATATTTGCGGTAAGTAGTGACGATACTTACATTTACGGTCCTACCTATCAGTATGGCCGCACGTCGGATCGATGGAAGAAGGTAGGAGCTGTAAGAGTATATTTTTATGATGCTGCTACTGATGAATGGGATCATTTAGGACCGGATGACGGTGATACCGCTCAAGGCAATATTTTAAATGGACAAATAGACCTCGACGCAAATAAAACTAGAAATGATAGAAGATATGGTATGATGTTTGCATTGGCGAAAAGTTCAACCATTACTTCAACTACATTAGTAGTAGGTGAAAAAGGGGACCGTAGGGCGCGATATTATAACCAAACCAATGGTTCATTAACTTACAATAATAACACTGCGTGGTGTGGGCGAGTGCATGTATATCATTATAATGGTACCGGCTGGTATAAGATTCATTCCATCAATGGACATACTGCCCAGCAACGCCATGGCTGTGGGTTATCAATAAGTGATAATGGACTAAAGTTGGCTGTTTCAGAAGGACGCGGGGACGACCCAACTTCTGTCCTAACAAAGGTAAGTGTATGGACTAGAGATAGTGTTGATGCTTCATTTAATTATAAAGATGTCATAATAACACCATATAATATTTTTCAGAGAGAAGATATAGATCTTGTAGCAACAGAATACAGTGAAAAATCGAATGCGCCCTCTACTATTATACACGAGTATATCCATACTGATGAGTTTTCACGAGATACCACTCGTGATGAGTATATTGACCGTGAACACCAACACAACCACTCAGGAGTATCTCAAATATACTCCGCTTTTGGGGACTGGGAAGGAGTTTTCTTAAGTGGTAATGGTAAAGTAATAGCAATCAGTGATGTTAATGCTGAACTATTTAGAGGGTGGGTGGTTGTTTATTACAAAAGCGATACTGATGGAAAATGGTATCAAAAAGGGCAAGATATAGGAGGATATACAGTTGGGAGACAGCAGCAGTACGCGACTGGTGCGCAATTTGGAAAGAAAGTGCATCTGGATACTAGTGGAAATATACTTGTGGTTTCATCAACAAGGAGTTTACCTGATGAGACTCTTAACCCTGATGATGATGATGATGATGATGGTCATAATACGGATGCCCGGGGATGTATAAGAGTATTTCATTATGATGCAATCTTAAACGCATGGATTGAAAGGGCTCATTTACAGAATCTTTGGTTTAATTCAACCAACAACACCACTGCTCAATATTTTGGTACGTCGTTGCAAGCCACGAATAGTACTACATCTGTTATTGCAGGAGGTAAAAAAGATTACGTAGAAGTTTTTTTTTGTGGTGATGTGCCAGTGAACTCAGACCGAAATCCTACAACAAGTTCTTTAATAATTAGTGGGACATATAAGTCGGGCCGCAACATCGTTGTGGGGACCAACTCGACCGGGACGGCGCTGTCTCAAGTGTTTGAGGACGCAGACGGTATAGAATCTTATGACCCTGAATGGCAGAATTCGGATGATGGTGAAAATTGGCGTCCAGTAGTACTCACTGGAAGTTCAAGTATGACCAATAGCCTCCTTCGTGTCCGCGGCACCGTCGGCTGGGGCAAATATCTTAGAATGCAAGTAACTGTAACTGATAGTCTTGGTTGGGAAAACGTGTTTCACTCTAATATTAAAACGTGGTCTGATACAGCCGCATATAGTTCCTTATATCCTATCATAACGACAAATACTGACTTTAACTGGTGGAATGCATCGGATAATTTAGGTCGTTATAAAGTAGGTGAAACAATCGTAGCCTATACAGGTATTGAAGATAATGCCCCCGCGCGGATAAGGGATTGGGACGAGGATGACCGGATTCCAGATATTAGCTATCAATGGCAGTATTCAAATGATGATATAAACTACACTGATATAACAGGAGAAACAGACATATCGTTAAATATAACTACGGCTATAGTGAGTTTAGGAACATATATTAGAGTACATTTGACGACAACAGATCAATATGATGGACAAACAGAGTTTGTTTCGCCTTCATTAACGCTTGAAGATACAGCTGCAACAGGTAGTGTATCCATAAGCGGTACTCATCAAGAAGGTGAAACAATAACATCCGATGTAACTGGTATTGCAGACGTAGACGGTATAACAAATACTAGCTATCTATGGCAGTATTCAACTAGTGGTTCAACTTATTTTGATTTTGAAGAAGAAACAGGCGACTCGTTAAATATAACTAGTAGTATGTCGAGTTCAGCACCATATATTAGATTAAAAGTAACAATAACAGATGCCGGTGGTACAGAAACAGCGTTTTATTCGAGTGAAATAACGTTTACAGATTCTGAAGCAACAGGTAGTGTATCAATAAGCGGTACGTATCAAGTAGGTGAAACAATAACATCCGATGCAACGAGTATTGCAGACGCAGACGGTATAGCAAGTACTAGCTATCAATGGCAATATTCAACTAATGGTTTAACTTATTCTAATTTTTCAGGAGAAACAGGAGATGAGTTAATTATAACTAGTAGTACAGCTAGTTCAGGAACATATATTAGATTAAAAGTAACAATAACGGATACGAATGGTGAACAAACAGAGTTTGTATCGAATGCTCTAGAGTTTCAAGATACGGTAGCAACAGGTAGTGTATCAATAAGCGGTACGTATCAAGTAGGTGAAACAATAACATCCGATGCAACGAGTATTGCAGACGCAGACGGTATAACAAGTACTAG